AACTTTTTTGTTTTTGGGAGGATAATTTAGCGTTAGCTAAATTTCAATGCCCGACTGACACTCCGCTAAATGTAAGTTTTCACATAGAATAGGAAAAAGCGTAAAAAGCCGTTAAAAAAAGTTAAAAGTATAAAAATATAGTAAACAAGCCGTTTTTTAGGTGTAAAAAAAGATTACACTTTGAAAAACGGCTTGTTTTTTCTATTTAGTGCGAAAAAGAAAAACGGAGTAATTAAACTGCTTTTTGGCAGAACGATTACTCCGTAATATTTTAAATATCGGGTGTTTAAAAGCGTTTAAAACGGCTTTAAATCGTTCTTTTAGTACATTTTAAAGTTATAAATAAAAACATCAAGTAATACCGATAAATGCGAACATATTAAAAAGTAATGCGAAGTTGTTCGCATTCGATAAGCACTATATTTTTAACGATTCAACAATTAGCTTGTTAAAAATTTGTTAAACAAGCTGATTTGCATAATCATTTAAAAAATATGTATATTTATTCAATATTAACAGTACCAATAACCTTTCCTACGCAACGAATATCATCAAATTCATGTAATTGTATAGGTTTGTAGACTGGATTAAGTGAAATAAGCTCTTTTTTCCCCAATTTTTTAATATACGATTCTCCATTAAGTACAAAAACTCCAATCTCACCTTCAAATACACTTGATGTTTGTTTAACAAGCACAATTTCACCATTTGAAAACTTAGGCTGCATACTATCACCTGATATTTTTAATGCAAAATCAGCTAAAGTAGTCGTATCATTTCGTGGTACAGTAAGCCATTCAGCTAAAATTTCATCACTAAGCCAAGAGCCAGTACCTGCTGAAACAGGTGTTTCATAAAACGGAATTACAATAGTGCTTTCAGTAACAGGTTTCTGTTCTGGAGTTATAAGATTAGTAATTCTTTTTAATACGGCAACTTCACCGTTGATAAATCTTTTATTATGGAAAGTATAATCGAACTTCTTTCCAAAATCTGTTGCTGTTCGGAAATCATCAACATATCGTTCAATTCTACCTATCAATTCAGTTATTGCGGAAAATAAGTACTGTTTATCTTTTGCAAATAAAGCATCGTTATATTGAATTCTTCTTAAAGAATATAAGACAGAATGAATTCTGTCCAAGCTATGCTCATCAAGTTCGTCACACATTTTTTCAAAATTAAACATGGACAAACTGTGGTCATCACGAACTACTTCTCTGTATTCGGTATCGAGAATTTCATCTTTATTTGTTTCATTTCTACCAAGTAAAACATCCACACTAACATTAAAATAATCAGCAATTTTTATAATTGTTTTTATATCAGGTTCTCTTTTTCCTGCCTCATAAAGAGAAATAGTACTTTCAGAAAGACCGAGAATTTTCCCTAATTCTTTCATTGATAAATTGTGTTCTTTTCGTAATTCTTTTAATTTAGTCATAAGCTCAGCCCCTATTTTATTATTATAAACTTTACTAATAGTAAAGTAAATCCAACTTTGCAAAATGTCAAGAAAAATCTTGATAAATAGTAAATAAAGGCGTATTATATACTTGTAACTTGACTATATGCAAAGTAAAGGCGGTGACTAAATGAAAAAGCGTGTTTATCTCATTGATTTGAGAAACAAAAAAGGTTTAACTCAATTAGATATATCTAAAAGTATGGGTATATCTGAAAGTTACTACAATCTTATTGAACAAGGACAAAGGCAAAAAAATATGAACATCGTTATTTTATACGGTCTTTCTAAAGCATTAAAGGTACCAGTAAATACACTGGTAGATAAAGAAATAAATTTTGTAAGAAAAGGAGATAATCATCTATGATTGGAAAAGTATTTAACAGATACACAGTTTTAGGAAATGTAAATAATCGTGTAATTATTGCTCACAACCCAAAAGCTGTTGAGCCCTGGGTAGTCTGGTGGCTTGACCGTGACGGTGATCCGTACAGCGGAAGTTACTTCTCTGATCGTGCAGCGGCGGTCAAGGAATTTATTGCAAGGTCTTTTTAAATTTAAAATAGGAGGCTCATTATGGGCGAGCTTATCAGTAAGAAGTGTGCAAAATGCGAAGTAAGATTTGAAACTGTTTATCCATTCCAAAAGCTTTGCTACAGGTGCGGACACCCTCTTCGCAAACCTAAGAAGAAAGTTGAAAAGCCGTACAGAGAACTTACAGAAGATACTGAATTTCTTGTTTGCGTGTATTATTGGCGAGGTGACAGTGCAGAGCAAATAGGCAATGACCTCGACAGAAATCCTAATCAGATTTCAGACATAGTATATGAAGCTAAGAAAAGCGGTAGATATAACGAACATATCAAACGGCATATCGACTATGCCGGGGACACAAGAAAAATCAAGGAGGATATATGGAAAGATTAACAATAAAATTAGGAAGCTGCATTGTTGGATACAAAGCGAGCAATAAAACACTTGCTCCTGCGGAGTTGTCGGTAGGTCAGACACGAGAAGTGCTGCAAAGACTTTGCGAATACGAAGAATCCGGATTGTCGCCTGAGGAAATTATAAAATTAAAAAAATCCGCCAACATCAAAAGATGTCAGCGGAAGTGCAACTTAATAAACTACGGTTATACTCGGGAAGATATTACAAAAGCAATAAAACGAATCAAAAAAATTAAGACTTGATTTCGCCGATATCAATATTTGCTTCTTCAAGTAATTTTGCTCTTAATTGTTCGTGATATGAAAGTATAGCACCGATTGCAATATTAGTTGCATGATCATTGGCATACTTTGTTTCAAAAATATTTTTCTTAATTTGTTCTAAAGTACTAACAGAGAAATTATTGTCGTTCTTTAAATTCTCTGTTAAGAGTATATTAGCAAACGATGTTGCACTTGTCGCTATATCAAACAAATTTATATCCATATAGTTCACCCCCTATCTTTTTAATAATACCACAAAGCCGAAACCGCCGCAAGGCGGTCAGCAGGAAATGACCTCCCTGCTCTGATGATGGCAGGTCAAAAGGATGTGATTTTTTGACTTATTTAACTGTAAAAGAAGTTGCTCAACTCAAAAACCGTTCTGAAAGACATATACAAGCTGGAGTTGCAAACGGTGTAATTAAAGCACAAGTTGTAATTTCTGAAAACAATCGAAAAAAATATTTAATTCCGATTAAAGAACTTACAGAGCAAGAGCAACTCAAATATTATAAATCTCACGCAATAGATATTCCTGAAAATTTGCTGGCAAACAAAAAGGAAAAAACACAGCGACCTCACAAGGAGTTTGACAAGTTTACAGCTGAACAACGTGAGGAAATTGCTGAATGGATAAGAATACTTAATGCTTGGGATGAGTATTGTGCAACATCAAAATTGCAGAAAGTACCTGCAACAGAAAAATTTGTGCAATTACAAAAGGTTGCAAACCCTGATCTAAATATTTCAAAAGGTATTTTATATCGCAAAAAAGCAGCTTTAAAAGCTGATGACCTTGCAGGATTACTGGATAACAGAGGTTCATGGAAAAAAGGTACATCATCTATCCCCGAAGAAGCGTGGCAATGTTTTTTAAGTTTTTATCTTGATGAGGCTCAACACCCGATTAAAGCTTGTTACGAATACACGGAAATGTGGCTTAAAAGAGAAGCTCCACAGTTCCTTCCACTAACTGCTTACGCATCATTCTATCGCAAAGTGCAAACGGCAATACCTAAACCTGTTGAAATAATGGGGCGTGAGGGTATGAAAGCGTTTCGTGACCGCTGTGCGCCATACATCAAGCGTACATACGAGGGTATGGCAAGTAACGAATGGTGGATTGCAGATAACCACACATTTGATGTGCAGACGAAAGGCGAAAACGGAAGTATCCACAGACTTTATCTTACAGCATTTTTTGATGCACGCTCAGGCATTTTTACAGGTTGTTATGTAACCGATGCACCGTCATCGCAGGCTACATTGATAGCTCTACGAAAGGGCATTGTTAAGTACGGAATCCCTGAAAACATATATGTAGATAACGGTAGAGAGTTTTTGACATTTGATGTTGGTGGACTTGGTCACCGACTTAAGAAAAGTCAAAAAGATAAGTTTGCACCGCCTCCCATTTTTGAACGACTCGGCATTAAAATGACAAATGCCATCGTACGAAACGCTAAGGCAAAAATCATTGAAAGACGATTTCGAGATGTTAAAGACAGACTTTCAAGACTGTTTCCTACATATACCGGTGGCAATGTTGTAGAACGCCCCGAAAGGCTTAAAAAAGTAATTAAAGATACTGACAACATACCTACTGATTATGAGTTTACTCAGGCGGTTGAAGATATTTTAAACTACTATATGAACGAAAAGCCTTACAGCGGTGCAGTAAGCTCGGACAGCGGTAAAACCCGAATGCAGGTTTACAGAGAAAACCTCAAAGAAAAGCGAGTTGCCTCGGAGCTTGACCTTAACCTCATGCTTATGCGCAGCACAAGAAGTCAGAAAGTCGGCAGGCGTGGCGTACATCTTACTATTGCAGGAGAAAAGATTGATTACTACAACGATGAGCTTATACTCAATTACTTTGGCAAGGAAATGTATTGCAGATATGACCCTGAGGATATTTCAACAGTTAGAGTGTATGACCTAAATGATAACTACATAATGACTGTACCTGTTGATAATGAGGCGGTACTTACTTATGGTTCATCTAAAGACGCAGTAGGACAAGCTTTACGCAAAGTCAGAAGTCTTGAAAAGCTCACAAAGCAGGAGCTTAAAGCAAGTCAGATTACCGCCCTCGGCAAGAAAACGGCTCTTGAAATTGTGCTTGCCGCTGCCGAAGAAAACAAGGCAAAAGCAGAGGAAATAAATCCTAAAGTTATTTCAGTACATCGTGCCGATGAAACGGCAGAACAGTTGCCTGTGGCAGTCGGTCAGAATAATATAGTAAAAATTGATAAAGCAAAAATGATCAGGAATCTTGAAGAAAGACAGAGGGAGGAATAAATATGTCAATCAATCCTGAATTACAGCAAAAGCTAAGAGATTATATTAAAAACGCTTGCAAAGGCTCGCAAAATCAAGCGGCTAAAGCACTTGGTTGGTCACCTGCGTATATTTCAACTTACCTTAAAGGTGAATTCAAGGGTGATATAGCTAAGTTTGAAGCTTCATTGACCGAGGCTTTTGCAAACAAGAACGCAGCGGAAAACCTCAGGAGTGCAGTTGTAAGCGGTACATACAAGCCTACAGGCATAAGTGAGGGAGTATATGAAACAATCCGCTTGTGTCACCTCAAGGGCGGTCTGGCTATTGAGTGCGGAGATGCAGGAATCGGAAAGACTATGGCTTGTAAGAAGTATGCAGAGGATTTTCCTACTTCGGCGATATATGTTACCGTTAATCCTTGTCTGGTTACTCTTAACGCATTTTTAAAGCTGATGTGCCGTACTCAGAAGATTACGGCAAGCGGTCGCAAGGATGAAATGTGGATGAGGCTGTCAGACAGCTTTGCAGGAGAACGCAAGGTGATTATCATTGATGAAGCTCAGCACCTTCCTATAAAGACTATTGAGGCAATCAGAGCTTTCTTCGACAGCAACCCAACACTCGGTATTTGCCTTGTCGGCAACATTGAAACCGTAACCAATACAGGCAGAAGTAAGGAGGCTTTCGCTCAGATTAGAAACAGAACAAAACTTACTGAAATCAGACACACAACATCAATTACTGCAAATGATATAGCGTTGCTTTTCCCACCTGTTGATGAGGATGAGAAAGCAAAGAATTTATTGCTTGGTATTGCACGCTCAGAACAAGGTATCAGAGGAGCAAGCAATGTGTTTTCAAACGCAGTTGATAACGGCAATATTACATATGACGGCTTACTTGCAATGGCTAAAGCCATGAAAATTAATGTTTACGGAGGAATTTAAAATGAGTTTAAAGAGAATTATGTTGTATGTTTTAACAGGATTTTGTATGGGAGCAATTACCCTTGCAATGCTCGAAAAGATGGGATTTCGCATAGCTTCATATGGCGTTGAAATGCTGTTTATCCCTTGTGTAGTGCTTTGTATCTGCTTTGGTTGGGCATTAAAAACAGATGTATTAAGACTATTTAGGAGGAATAAAAATGTTAATACACGCAGAAAATGAAAAGCAAAAGGAAGTTACCGCAGTACATATTTGTAAGGGCAGTGTTTGCGGTAACTGTCTGAATTACAGCAAAAGTATCCTTAACAGTCAAAAAGGTTATTGCATATCTTCAAACGCTGCTGTTGAAAGGTGCGATTATTGCAGTTTATTCAAGGAGGTTAACAGAAAATAAATGTTAAAAGGAATACAAAGAAACTTTATAATCAATTTGAGATTTTTAAGGAAAAAGCAAGGGTACACACAGCAAGAAATTGCAGACAGATTAGGTATAAATAGAACAACATATACTAAGTGGGAAACAGGTGTATGTGAACCGGGGCTAAAAAACATTGAGGAATTATGTAATTTACTTGATGTAGATTATAACTCTCTCTTTCAAAGGAGAATATTGAAATGACTAATGAAGATTGGAAAAAGGTTGATAATGCATTGAAGTCGGTGTTTTCACCGGGAGCTAAGCTGCTTATTGACGGATACGAAGTAACGCTTATACTATGCCAAAAATCGCAATTTCAAAACGCTATCGCAGTCTATATCAACGGAAGTTTTAAAGGCAAATGGCTCGTTGAAGACTGCGAGGAACGCAGGCGTTTCTTCTGCTGTAAAAAACGAACTCTTGTTAAAGAAAAAGACTTTAAGGCTTGCGGAATACGCAGCAAGAAAGCTAAAAAAGAATTAGCAGACAGATATGCATACGAGGAGTGGTTTTCGTATTGGACTAATTTCAACAAGATGAAAAAGCACTTTATCGACAACAATAAAAGCATTGAAATTTTGGAGGTTTTATAATGGATATTACTTTTGATGAAAAGATAGCTAAAAAGGCAGGCTGTGCATACATAAACGATTTGATGGAGAAAGCCAAGAAAGCTATTATTGCAGAGAAAACCGTTATTATCTCAGTAATCGGAGATGATGAGCAAAGAGAGGCCACTATTGCCGGAAATCCTTTGGATGTAACAGTAGAACTTGCATCCTTAATTGTGATTTATCTTGAAAAAATAAAAAATCAAAAAGGAAAAGCAATAGCAAATATGTACTTAAATGCTTTGTTGAAAAGTATTGATCAGTATTGGAATCAGGGATAATTTCCCTGTTCCTTAATGCAGCTCCTTTAGGAACGGTCACAAGCCCGTAAAATGCAGAGTGAGGAACACACAATTCAAAAATAATTAAGGAGGTAAACACATATGGAAACATCAAAAAAGATTTGCAAAAACGGCTCAATTACTTTGCCAAAGCAGATAAGAGTCGAAGCAGGCATGTTCCCCGGCAACGCTGTTAATATTAGCACCTCGGCTGACGGAACGGTAACAATTAAGCCGTCAGCTCCCTGCTGCCGTTTCTGCGGAACGGTTGATAAGGTAGTAAAAGCAGATGATGTTGTGATTTGCATAAACTGCGCTAAAAAAATTCTTTCAAAGGTGGATGTAAATAATGACTGATTTAAGAAAACAGATTGATGAGCTTGCGGCAATTAAGGTTGATATGGGAAAGCTCAAGGAGCGTAAGGATAAGCTTGAGGCTGAAATTATAAAGCAGTGCACCGCTGACCTTGAGAATACGAAGTATAAGAGTATTCGATATGAGGGTGATGTTTTTGACCTGACAGCCGTTACAGCTGAAAGTCTTAAAGTTACATACGATTCTTTCTTACCAATAATTTTTGGTAAAGCATACGAGGACGCAGTAACAGAAAAGACAGACTATTCTTTATCAGCTCCGGCAAAGCGAATGCTGATAGGTCTTTGGACAGGAAATTATGTTAAATGCACTGTAAAAGAAGTCATTGAGCAGATGAACGGCGTGTCTGATGAAGAGCGCAAGCAGCTCCTTAAGAAGTGTAAAGGCATTAACTATGACAAGGATGTCAGCAATATCTTAAAGTTTACTTCCTTGTCAGAGGAAGATGCAAAGGAATATGCTTATCTCATTTCTGATGCTGCCGTCTGGCAGGATTTTAAAAATCTTCTCACTATTAACGGCATTGATGATGAAGAGCAGATTAACGATATTCTTCTTAAAATTCAGAGTGCATTTGTGGTTGAGGAAAGCACAAAAATTTCATTAAGCTGAGGTGATTGACTTGTTAAAAACACAGCAAACACAACGAATATACGCTATCGGTGCAAGGCTTGGACTTGTTGAAAGCGGTAATAAAAATGACTTACTGCACGAACTTGTGTATAGCATAGCACAAAAAAGCAGTGTCCGAGAGCTCGACGAACAGGAATATAAAAAAGTTGTTGCAGAACTTGTGAACAAGCTTAGAATCGCTAATCTTACAGAACCTAAAACGGTACATCCTTTCAAAGCAAAAAAGCGTGAAGATAAAGGTATTGGTAAGATGTCAGATGGTCAGACACGCAAGGTATGGCAGCTTATGTATAGCCTTGAAAAACTTGATAAAAAGCCGTCAAGTGCAAAACTTGGTGACCGCTTATGTGGTATAATTAAAAAAGAATTGCATATTGATGCTTTACCGAAAGACCCCTTTGCGTGGCTTACATATCAGCAGGGAGTTAAACTGATTGAAATACTAAAAAAATACATTGCAAATGCTCAAAGGAGGAAGGACGGTGGAAATACATCTTGATGATCTCATAGGCACTCAGCGTGAAATAGCTGAGGTAATAGGTATTGAAAACTATATTAAGCTGTGCAAATCTTTTGGCGGCGATACTGTGTATATTCAAAAATATACGGAATTACAAAAGGTTGAACGCAATGCTGAAATTAAAGCAAAATATAACGGTTACAACAGCAGTCAGCTTGCGAAAGAGTATGATTTGTCAGAACGATATGTCAGACTCATATGTTCAGGCGGACAGCTTGACGGTCAGCTTAGTATCTTTGACGATTAGGAAATAAATTAAGGATATTTTTCCTCTACGAAATATCCGAATTATAAGGTATTATTGAGTTAGAAACTTGATAATACCTTATTTTTTATGGAGTTGAAAATATGAATTTTACGGCAGACACTTGGTGGTTGTTCGGTCTTATTGTCACAGGAGCAATAGCAATTATCGGCTTTTTTCTTAAGCGTACAATTAACGAGGCTGACAGACACGATAAAGAAATCAAAGAAATTCAGCTGTCTTATGTGACCAAGGATGAGCTGAAAGATGTCAAAACAGATGTAAACAAAGCTATCGGTAAATTGCAGACAGATGTTGAACAGATTAAAGATACTTGCTTAACTAAAAAAGATTATTACAACTCAATCAATGAGGTTAAAGATGAAATCAAAACACAAAACAAGCTGATTATGGAGCTTATCAGAGGAGGAAGAAATAATGATTGAAGATGCAGAAACATATATGCAGAAAATCAAGGCAAGAAAGTTTGTTGAGAACAATGGACAGGTTCTCAGAACAATTAACATTCTCCGTGTTGGCTATGAAAAGCTGACGGATGTAAAATATGCACTGTCCGACATTTCAGAACACGATTTCCTTGATTCAATAAATTACCTGTTTCTTTCCGAGTATATTATGCTCAGAAAAATCAAGAGTAAAGAACCTGCTGACATTGCAGATGTTCAATATGAAGAGCTTGAAGCAAAGTTATCTCAGAAAGGTATTAAGCTGCTTGAGGGCAAGATTAACGATAACTCCGTAGAGGTGTGACTATGAGCAGAAACAACCGCAGGGCTTGCGGAAAGATTGACAAGTTGCCTGCCAACCTTAAAGACACAGTGGATCAGATGCTTGTCAGCGGTCAAACTTACAGAGAAATCGTATCATATCTCTCTGAAAACGGCGAACAGCTCTCTCAGGCGGCGGTAAGCCGTTACGCATCACGCTTTCTTGCCAACGCTCAACAGCTCAGAATAGCACAGGAAAATTTCAGAATGATACTCACAGAAACGGAGCGTTATCCCGAACTTGATCCAGCAGAGGCTATTTTAAGAATGGCATCACAAAAAGTGTTTGATGCAATTGCAAAGCTTGATGAAGGGCAGTTTGACGATGTGTCAGCTGATGACTTGTTAAGACAGGCTACGGCACTTGCAAGGGCGGTTGCGTACAAGAGGAAAACCGACATTGATGTCAAGTCAGACAAGCAGATTGCACTTGAAGAAAATCAGAGTCTGCTCTACGAAACAATTAAGAAAAGTAACCCACGCTTGTATAACGAGCTTATGGATGAAATTAATAAGCTCAAAAAGCAGGCAAAGGAGGCTTGAAATGGATAAATACGAATGGTATGTTCTTCATGTAAGAACCGACTGCGAACTTAAGATTGCTAAAGCTTTAGAAAAGCGTGGCTTTTCAACTGCTGTTCCTACTGAAAATCGTATTATCCGCAAGGGCGGAAAATGGATTAAGAAAGCATACATTGTTTTTGCAGGCTATGTTTTTGTGTTTATGAGGTATAGCTGGGCAAAATACTACGCTATGAACAACATAAGCGGAATAATTAAAATTCTTGGCGGAGGTCAGAATCCGATTCCGTTAAGCGAGAGTGAATCAGAGTTTGTTCTCAAGTTATCGGATTTGCTCTCTGAACCGTCAGTTTTAAAATTTAATGACGACAACAGTTATAAAGTTGTCAGCGGATTTTTAACAGATTATGCAGATAAAATTGTAAAAATTGAACGCAGATACAAGAAAGCAACAGTCAAGGTTACTGTTGCCGGAGAAGAAAAAGAAATAAAAGTATCTTTTATAGAAGATACAGAACAAATGCCGGAGCAGACAGCGGATTGATTCGTCTTCGCTTGATGAATGGTTGTTATACACTTAGCACCGATAACACCAAAGTTAGCGGATGGCGAAGCTTGCATAAAACGGTATTTAAACTTATTTTAAGCACCCTTTAACGGGTGTTTTTATTTTGGAGGTGAGTGCGAATGGATAAGCTGTCAAAACTTGAACAATTACTTAAAGATACAAATACAAAGCAGGAATTTAATATAGTCGAGGACTTAAAGACTTTAGCTCTCTCCTATGGAGTAGTCAAATCTAAAGACTTCCGTAAAAAGTTAAATGCTCTTATAGCTAAGTACGAAAATGACGAACTGACGGCAATCCGTGAGGCTCTCATAAAGAAATGCCAAAATGGTGATACACAGGCTATCAGGCTCTATGCTGATTACTTTAAGCCTGAAACAGTCACAACCGCTGATGACGGATTGCTTGAGGCACTTGCAGGTGCAGGAAAGGAGGCTTTTGCTGATGAAATTTAAACCTTTTTCAAAGAAACAGCTTAAAGTCCTCTCTTGGTGGCAAGTTGACGGCATTAAGGATAAATACGATGCAATAATTGCAGACGGTTCTGTCCGTTCCGGCAAGACTGTAAGCATGAGTATATCTTTTATCTTTTGGGCAATGGCAACATTTGCCGACTGTAACTTTGCCATATGCGGTAAAACCGTAGGCTCTTGCAGACGAAATGTTATTAAGCCACTTATTAATATGATTAACAACCGTTATGACATCAAAGACAAACGCTCGGAAAACTCACTGACAGTCAGTAAAAACGGAAAGACAAACACTTTTTACATTTTCGGCGGTAAGGACGAAAGCTCACAGGACTTGATTCAGGGTGTTACGCTTGCAGGCGTACTCTTTGATGAGGTTGCTCTTATGCCACGCTCATTCGTTGAGCAGGCTCTCGCCCGTTGCTCGGTTGAGGGTGCAAGATTTTGGTTTAACTGCAACCCAGATAATCCTAATCATTGGTTTTATCAGGAATGGGTTTTAAAGGCTGAGGATAAGCACGCTTTGCGACTTAAATTTTTAATGGACGATAACCTATCATTATCCGACAAGGTAAAACAGCGGTATTACAGCCTTTATCAAGGGACATTCTTCCGCCGCTTTATACTTGGCGAATGGGTAATTGCAGAGGGACTTGTTTATCAGGACTTCAACGACCATATCTCCGAAAGGCTGTGGAACGGCAACCCCGATAAGCTTGTCGGTCGGTGGTACATCTCAATGGACTACGGTACTATTAACCCTTGCTCTATGGGACTGTGGTGCGTAACTGACAACGAGGCTATTAGAGTGGATGAATACTACTACAACAGTCGCAAGGAAGGCTATCAACGCACCGATGAAGAGCATTATGCAGAGCTTGAAAGGCTTGCAGGCGACAGATACATTGAATATGTAATCATTGACCCATCAGCTGCATCATTTAAAGCTACAATCAAAAAGCATGGCAAGTTTTTTGTTAAGTCGGCGAAAAATGATGTGCTCAACGGTATCAGAACAACAAGTCAGATGCTTAATGACGGTCGCATTAAAATCGGAGTTAAGTGTAAGGCATCACAAGAAGAGTTTGGTATGTATCGTTGGGACGATAAAGCCGAAGAAGATAAGGTCATTAAGGAAAACGACCATGCAATGGACGATATACGCTATTTTGCTTATACGATAGCTAAGCGTGAGTTTAAATATAAATAAGGAAGTGAAAATGTGCGAAGGCAAAGACGATTTGTTTTACTAAATTGGCTTAGAATACTTGCAAATAAGCTGTTTCCCGAAAGCGTAGCTAATGCATATTCATATAACGATATGGAAGAGGCTATGGAGGATTGGCTTGAGATTTACGCTGACCTGCCATGGTGGTGTGAAAGCTGTCATAACAAAACTCTCAATCTCGGTGCAACGATAGCATCTGAATTTGCAAGACTAATAACAATAGAGTTTGAAAGTGAAGTCACAGGCTCAAAGCGTGCAGACTTTTTGCAGGAGCAGTACGAAAGGCTGCTTAAACAGCTTAGAATTAAGCTCGAGGCAGCTTGTGCTGTTGGCGGCATAATGTTTAAGCCGTATGTGCGTAAAGGTGTTATTTTGCCTGATTGCATTACGCAGGATAAATTCATTCCTATTGAATACAGCAACGGCATTATTACCGCTGCTATATTTTTTGACCAACAGGTTAAAGGCAAGGATTACTACACACGAATTGAAAAGCAGACTTACAGCTATGAGAACAAATCACACACGATTGAAAGTCATTTTTTTGTTTCGTCAAGTCCAGATAACATCGGAGAGGAAATAAATCCTGAAAATCTTGGCAGCGATATGTGGACAGGTATTGACCCATACATAGTTATTAATGATGTTGACCGTCCTCTTTTTGCATTTTGGAAAGTCCCATTTGCAAATCACATAGAAAGTGACAGCCCTCTCGGAGTGTCGGTTTACAGCCGAGCAATTAAATTACTCAACGAGGCAGATTTACAATGGGACAGATATTTGTGGGAATTTAAGGGTGGCGAGCTTGCGGTTGATGCAGGTGAGGAAGTCCTTAGACAGCGACCGGGCGAAGATACGCTTGGGACACCGTCAACTCGTGATAGGCTGTTCCGTAAGTTCAACATTGATGCAGACGATAACAAAAAATCATTTTATGAAGTTTTTAATCCAAGTTTGCGTGACGAAAACTACTCAAGAGGTCTTAACGAAATCAAAAGACAGATTGAGTTTAACTGCTCTCTTGCATACGGTACGCTGTCAAATCCGCAAAATGTAGATAAGACAGCGGAAGAAATTAAGGCGTCTAAACAGCGCAGTTATACCGCTGTTTCCGATATGCAGTCCTCTCTTGAGGCTGTACTTGAAGACTACATATATGCTTGCAACGCTATGGCAGATGCTTGTAATCTTGCTCCGTCAGGTGAGTACGAAGTCAGCTTTAATTGGGGTGACGGTGTGCTTGAGGACAAAGACAAGGAGCAGGCTATACAGCTTAATGAGGTAAACAGCGGTATCCGCAAAAAGACCGACTACCTCAAATGGCGTTACGGAGTTGACGATAAGCAGGCGGCTGAGATGTTGCCCGACAACAGCGGAGTGCAGAGCTTTTTTAACGAGGGTGGTGCTTAATGCTTACACCTGAACAGCTTGCACATTGTGCAGATGATATTGTAGAGCTTTACAGTCAACTTGAAGAGGCTATCGTCCGAGATGTTGCAAGAAGAATTGTTAAAACAGGAACAATGACCGACACAGCAATATGGCAAACACAGCATATGCAGGAGCTTGGCACGCTTAACTCTGACATTTTAAACAATATATCAAAGTATAGCGGTAAATGTGAGTCGGAGCTTAAAAAGCTGTTTGAAGACGCTGCCGTTAATGCGACTGAATATGACAACGAAATATACAGAGCAAACGGACTGAATCCGAAGTCCATTAAAGTTTCCGACACTCAGCTGCAAATACTTGAGGCAGGCTACAAAAAGACACATGGCAACCTAAGCAATCTTACTCTGACAACGGCGGTATCATCTCAAACGAGCTTTATTAATGCTTGCAGTCTTGCAGAGCTTAAAGCCACAAGCGGTGCATTTTCTCCGCAGCAAGCTATTGTTGATGCGATAAAGCAAGTAGCCGTCAACGGTGCGGAAGTGATATATCCGTCAGGGCATACGGATAAGCTTGATGTAGCGGTTCGCCGCAATGTTATGACGGGCATAGGTCAGACCACGGGTCAAATATGCCTTGCCAACGCTCGTGAGCTTGGCTGTGACCTTATGGAGATTACCGCCCACGCAGGAGCAAGACCGAGTCATTCATATTGGCAAGGTCAGGTTGTAAGTTTGAGCGGCAGAAAGGGTTACCTTTCCCTGTCTGACATCGGCTACGGCTCAGGCGACGGCTTTAAGGGGTGGAACTGCCGGCACGACTGGTATCCGTACTTTGAGGGCAGTACACGGATGTATGACGAAGAAAAGCTAAAGCAGATGGATGCTAAAAGCATTCAGTACCCCGATGGCTCTATGCACACGCTGTACGAGGCGGAACAAAAGCAGCGAGCGTATGAGAGAAAGATTCGTGAAACGAAGAGAGTTATAGCTGCCTTTGATGAAACTTTTAAAAGTATAAAGCCAACGGATCATACTATTTTAAGAGAATCTGTTCAAAGGGCATTTGACAAAAACACTCTTAAATTAAAGCAAGAAGAAAAAAATATGAAAGAGTTTTGTAATTATACAGGGTTATCTATAAAATCATCAAGAACACAGACTTTATCTTATGGAAAAAGTGTATCTCAAAAAGTAGTTCAAAGGAATAACAAAATTAATGAAGTATGCGATATGTATAAAGTCGATTTTGGTAAAATGAGTAAATTACAAATTTTTGAACTTGATAGAAAAGCTTTGCAAGTAAAGCGTAATGATTTTGTAGGTAGTGATAAGCGAAATGGTAATTTTGCTATTATGTTATATAACAATGAATACTATTATGCACACTCAAGAGCGAATATTATAAATGGTTTTGAAAATGATGCTTTTTCAAAATTCAAAGGTGATAAATCACATTTGGCAAGAACTGAAGTAGATAACAATAAAAGAATTTTTACAACATTTGATGTAGAACAATCTACCGGTAAAAAGCCTTTGGCTTCAAATGATACATTGATAAGAAAAAACACTTATGAAGATACAGAGGCAAAACTATTTGAATCTCTTGAAAAAATGTGGTATAATGGTAAAAATAAAACAATTAACATTCTTTCAGAAAGAGGAATGTGTGATAGTTGCAAATCTGTCGCAGAACAGTTTATAAAGAAACATCCAGAGGCAAAGGTTAATATAGTTTCAGGAAAACTAAATACAGGTAATCCATGGAAAGGACGAAAGCCATATGATTGATTACAGTTATACTGAATTAGAAGCTGAGGTTATCAACGCTTTTGAAGCACCATATTATCATGGGCAATCAACACTAACACTTGAAGGAAATTATTTTTACGCAGAAAACGATGAAGAACCAGACATGTTTATGCATCACTTGAATGTAATCGTTTATGAAACGAAGCATAATATACTAACGGACAGAATGAAAGCAGATTTTATTCAGTACGCAAAGCGTTGGGATAACGGAGAGTTTCAGCCGGAACTTTTACCAGACGATATTCCAATTATTCAAAATGATATTGACTATGTGCGTTCAACTTTAAAACTATAACGCAATTAGCTTTATTAGCTTTATTTCATAAAAAAGTAAAGTTACATTACTAATCAATTAAAATGCAAATTAAATGAATTTAAACGGTATTTAAAGGGGTATTTGAAATACTCCTTTTACTTTTGCCCATATTTTTAAGATTTGGAGGTATCTTAATGGCTAAATACAGAAAAAAGCCTATTGTAGTTGAGGCACAACGCACGGATGAAACAGTTGTAATACACACGCTTGAAGGTGATATGACAGCAAGTCCGGGTGACTATATTATCACCGGTGTTAATGGTGAAAAATATCCTTGCAAACCCGACATATTTGCAAAAACATATGAACCGGTAGAATAAAACAGTTTATAAGCTCCCGATTTTCGGGGGCTTTTAATATTACTCAAAATAAATTAAACGGAGGTAAAACTATGGACTTAATGGAAATCCTTAAAGCCTTGTTTGGTGATGAGGCTTTGACATTTGAGCAGTTTGCCGAAAAGGTAAACAATGCGGCAGATGTTAAGCTCGGCAACCTTGCAGGCGGTCAGTACATTGAAAAAGAAAAGTATGACGATGTGTCAAAGCAGCTTGAAACCGCAAACGCTAATCTTGAGGGGTATGACCCGGAGTGGCAGACAAAGCTTGCACAGGCACAGGCAGACGGCGAGAAAAAGCTCAACGACTACAAGTTTGAGCAGGCGGTTGAATCTGCAATCAACAACGCAGGTGCTGCGGATTTGGTATCTGTCAAGGCTAATCTTGATATGTCAAAGGTTGCACAGGGAGAAGACGGCAGTATCACAGGACTTGACGAACAGCTTGCAGAGCTTAAAACAAACAAGCCTTTTCTTTTCAAGTCTGATGAACCACAGAAAAAGTTAAACCTCGGCGGACCCACGGGCGGTGCGAAAGCAAAGTCCGGCTCAAACATCAAGTCTGCCGTTGAAGATTTTTACAAGAAATAAGGAGGAAAACATATGCCTATTACATTAGCAGAAGCAAGTGTCGGCAGAGCCGACAAGGTCACACAGGAGGTAATTGATACTCTCCGCAGAGGTTCTCTTTTTATGGATGAACTAACATTTGATGATGCCGTATCTCCGGGTGTCGGCGGTTCAACAATGACATACGGCTACTTGCAGTTACAGACACCGTCAACCGCCGCCGGCAGAGCTATTAACAGCGAATACACAGCCAATGAGGCAAAGAAAGTCAAGAAAACCGTTGACCTTAAAATCTTCGGCGGTGCTGCTGAGGTTGACAGAGTAATTCAAGAGGCGACAACAGATGAGATTGCTTTTCAGCTTGAGCAGAAGACAAAGGCAACAAAAAACTACTTCCAGTACACTTGCATTAATGGTTCAAAGACTGATAAGTCGGTTGATTTTGACGGTCTTTCCACTATGCTCAAGGGTACAAGCACAGAGTACAATGCAGGAACGGACAAGACGGTTATTGACCTTTCTACCTCGGCACTCCTTACGAGCAACTATCAGTCAATGATTGATATGCTCAATGAGTTTCTCTCAGGAATTGACGGCAAGCCGACAATGTTCCTTGGAAACAGTAAAATCATTGCAAAGCTCAAGAGTGTTGCTCAGCGTGCAGGCTATCTTACAAAGTCAGAGGACGCATTTGGCAAAACAGCAAGAGGATATGACGATATTATTTTCTATGATATGGGCAACTTCTATAACGGCAGTGCCACTGTTCCCTGTGTACCAATCTATGAAACAGGTGCATCAAGTTCAAAGGTAACAGGACTTACCGACCTTTATGCTGTACAGCTTGGTCTTGATGCTTTCCACGGAGTTTCCCTCAGCGGTTCATCAATCATTAAAACATATATGCCTGACCTTACTGCACCGGGTGCAGTTAAGAAAGCAGAGGTTGAAATGGTTGCCGCTGTCGCACTCAAAAATACAACTAAGTGCGGCGTTTTCAGGAATATTAAGGTATCTTGATATGTTTGCAGATTATTCTTATTATACAGATTCTTGGGCAGGTACTTTGATACCTGCTCAGGAGTTTAACAGCTATGCACGCAAGGCTGAACGGCTGATCAACTATATTGTCAACGGCGGTGTTAAGAAGGTTACTGAGCCTGTAAAAAATGCTGTTTGCGCCGCTGCCGAGGCGGCATATGAACTCCGTCAGAGCGTGGCAAATATTCCGCAAGGTATTAAGTCCGAGAACACAGACGGTTACAGTGTTACATACAAGGACTACAACGCAGATGACCTTGCAGACCGAGAAAAAAGGGCAATGTTTAAAGCTATCAGACAAGAGCTATACAACACAGGCTTGCTGTATCAGGGGGTATGCTGATGTTTACTAATCATACAACTATAACTCTTTTTTGCAGCAAAGCCTTAGGGCGTGAAAAGCTATGGAGCAAATACACATTGCGTGATGTAAATTTCCATGGTGCAGACCAGCTGCTTGTGTCCGATAAGGAAGTCAAGCGCAGTGAGGAGTACATCATTCGTGTGCCACACTCGGCTCTTGAAAATTATGTTGACAAGGCAACCTACAAGGCAATGCCTGCCGATGAGGCTTACAACTGCTTTACGCTCAAGAAAGGCGATTATATCGTCCAAGGCGAGGTTGACTGCGATATATCAAACGCAGCGGATTTAATTAAAAACTATGACGCACTTGAGATTGTTTCTGTGACTGAAAATCTTAATGCGTCTAACTATTCAAAGCACATTAAATTGGTGGTTAAATGATAATTAAACTGCTTTTTAACACTACTGAAACAATGCTTAAAGACCGTGGCTTGCAGGCTGAGGGCAAGGTACAGAAAATTGTTGACAGCGAAGTCCTCCGCCGTTCTGACCCTTATGTGCCTTTTGACACAGGCTATCTTAAAAAGAGTGGCATTACAGGCACTAAGATTGGTAAAGGTGAAGTTATTTACGATGCTGTCTATGCTCACACAAATTACTATATGAATGCCGGCAAAGGCAAAGAAGGTACTTCAAAAGGCGGTTTGCGAGGTAAGTTTTGGTTCGAGCGTATGAAAGCAGACCACTTGGAAGACATTTTGAAAACCGCAAAGGAAAAGTGCGGAGGTAAATAATGGAAACATCAATTATAAAATCATTGTTTAAATGGTTTTGTGACTGTGAAATTCTTGAGGCTGATTCAGAGCTGAATGTTGACTATCTCGGCGAAGATGCAGAGCAGTACAGCATTGAAACTGTACCTTGCAAAACTGTAGTAAAAAGCTACATTGACGGCTCGGCTAAGTGTCAGTATCTCTTTATCTTTGCAAGCCGAGAATGTTACAGTCAGGAAAACGGAATAAATATGGCAAACCTTGAATTTTACGAAAGGCTTGAGGATTGGATTGCAGAACAGAACATAAACCGCAAATTACCTAAGCTCCCTGATTGCTGTACTGCTCAGTCAATCAAGGTTTTGTCATCAGGCTATGTAATGAACAATGATACGAAGACGGCAAGGTATCAAATACAGTGCCGTTTGGAATATACTAAAAATTTGGAGGTAAAAAATGGCTGAAGTAATTAGACAGAGAAGAATGCAGGCAAATTATCTTAACTGCAGTAACGGCAGCAAAGAAAAAGCATTTGCACTTTTGGGTGTCGGTGCAAAAACACTTGATGAAAATCCATCAGCTCAGACTAAGAGCCGTAAGTATGTATGTGATAAATCAGCAACTAAGTCAATCAGCGGATATGATTGGACTACTGCTTTTGATATTGACCAGATTAGAGAGCAGGACGCTATTAACTTTATCGTGAACATAGGTGAAAATCAGCTCGTTGGCGAAGATGCAGAAACCGAGTATGTTATCGTTGACCTCGACCAGAAGGAAGGTTCAACGGGTGCATCATATCACGCACGCAAGTTTAATGTCGCTGTCGAAGTTGCATCTTTTACAAATGATGACGGCGAAATGGGCTGCACAGGTAACTTTTTAGGCAAGGGTGACCCTATTGAGGGTACTTTTGACACATCAACTAAAACTTTTACAGCTAAATCATAAGGAGGAATAAATAATGGTTATTAATAATGTAACACTTCCTGACATTGATGTAGCCGATGCCCTCGAAATGGAACGCTACGAAAAAGCAAACGATACCGTAAGTGCAAAAATGAAACAGCTTGATACAAACGGTAAACGCAGGTCAGAGCTTATTCGTATTCAGTGCACTGCTATTTTTGAGTTCTTTGATGATGTTTTCGGTGAAGGTACTGCAAAAAAGGTGTTTGGTGAATCGGTAAATCTTACAACCTGCATTAATGCGTATGAGGGCGTTATTGTTGCGGTTAATAAGCTTGACAAGGCAGTCGGCGAACAGTATAAATCAAAACTCGGCAACCGTCAGCAGCGTAGAAATAAGCACAAAAATCATTACATCAACCGTCAAAAGATTGTTAAGTGATGAATATGCTTATTAATTCTGTGCCCGACAGATTGAACATTGTCGGGACGGAATACAAAATCAACACTGATTTCAGAACTTGGTTGGAATTTGAAATGCTTTTATCGGAAAATGCGGAAAAAGCAGAAAATACTTTAGCTGATATTAAAAAACTTGTTTTTTGCAAAAATCAACCTCCGTCATTTGCTGATGAAACGACTGTAAATCAAATTCTTTGGTTTTACCGCTGTGGAAAGCCTCCTCAAAAGGTCAACGGTAAATCTCATAAAGAAGTGTTCAGCTACGAATATGATGACGGTTATATCTGTGCCGCTTTTATGCAGCAGTATCATATTGATTTAAACTCGGAAAAGCTTCACTGGTGGAAGTTTCACGCACTGATGTTGTCATTGTCTGATAGTACAGAGTTTGTAAAAATAATGGGTTACAGGTCTATTGAAATCAATTCAAAGATGACTGCCTCACAAAAAGCATTTTATCAAAAAATGAAAAAGCAGTACAAACTTCCGCTCAAAAAAGAAGTGCAAAAGCAAATATCAAACATTGAAGATGCACTGATAAACGGAGAAACAATTGACAATCTATTGTGAAATTTGTATAATATTGTTAAAGTTATATTATTTCACGAGGTGGTACTATGAAAAAGACTTTATGTTTTCTTATCTTGTCATTGTTTGCAATCAACTGCACAGCTTGCTCAAGTAATGTTAATAATTCAAATCCTACTTTTGAAAATGTTACGCAAATAACATCTCCTGCTTCTAAAGCAGTTGAGGAAACTACTCTTGAACCTGAAACAACACAAAGTGATGTTTTATCTACATTAAGTGAAGACGACCTCATTCAAAGTATTGTGTCTGATTTTACGATAGATGGTGTAAATTTTACATATAAAAAATGCAGCGACAATCTATACTTGGTTAATTCGGATAATGACAAGATTGATATAGATATTGCTCTGCTTAAACTTGATAATAAAATTTCAGTAGATTATATTAATGTAATTTTATCGACTGAAAGTACTGATGATATTTGTTACAAAGCACTTGTAAGAATGTTAAAGTCTGATATTTTCGGTTTAAGTTTACAGGAACAAATGGATATACTTGTTAATTATAAAACAGGTAAGGTATCTTTTGAAAATGGGACTTTATCTATATCAGAAGCTCAAAAAGATAATATTAGAGTAATTGATTTTAATTTTAAATGATGAAAAATAAATCAAAAGTAAAATGCCCCTACTGTGGTTATGAAATGCCCATATACTTTGACAAATCGTCAAGGTGTAGGGGCATTTTTGTATGCTGCAAAGGGCGAAACTGTAAGAAACAGTTTGAAATCGTAATAAACGATAACAAAAATAAATAAGGTCAAGTAGAGCCATTATGTGCCGATGACCTCAACACTAAAGGGTGGTGAGTAATTTGGCATATGATGGCTCTATTAAAATTGATACAAAAATAGATACAAGCGGCTTTAAGGGCGGTATTGATAAAATAAAATCAATCGCTCAAGCGGGTGTATCTGCTGTAACAGCAACGCTTGCAGGCATTACAGCCGCACTCGGTGCAGGAGCAACCGCAGCGGCAACAGTCGGCTCGTCATTTGAGGCTGCTATGTCAAAAGTATCTGCAATCAGCGGTGCAACAGGTGATTCATTGCAAAGCCTGACTGACAAGGCAAAAGAAATGGGTGCAAAAACAAAGTTCTCTGCATCCGAGTCGGCAGCAGCTTTACAATATATGGCTATGGCAGGCTGGGACACAGAGTCAATGCTCAATGGTATTGACGGTATTATGAACCTTGCCGCCGCTGATGGTTTGGACTTAGCAACAACCTCGGATATTGTAACAGACGCACTTACAGCGTTTAACCTAAAAGCATCAGACAGCACACACTTTGCAGATGTACTTGCCAAAGCCTCATCAAGTGCAAATACTAATGTATCTATGCTTGGTGAAAGTTTTAAATATGTTGCTCCTCTTGCCGGCACAATGGGCTACTCTGTCGAAGATGTTTCCCTTGCCCTCGGTCTTATGGCTAATGCAAGTGTCAAGGGCAGTATGGCAGGCACAAGCCTTAAAACTGCTCTTTCTAACCTTGCATCTCCAACGGAAGATATGGCTAATGTAATGACACAGTATGGCATATCTATCTCCGATACCGAGGGTAACGCTTTGCCTCTTATAGATGTAATGAAACAGCTTAGAGAGAAGTTTAGCGGATTGAGCGAAACCGAACAGGCTGCTACAGCAAGCATTCTCTTTGGTAAAGAAGCAATGAGCGGTATGCTTGCGATTATCAACGCAAGCGACAGCGACTTTGACAACCTTACTCAGAACATCAACAACGCTGACGGTGCGGCTGCGGCAATGGCTGATACTATGCAGGATAACCTGCAAGGTCAAATTACTATTCTTAAATCAGGACTTGAGGGCTTAGGCATTGAAATTTATGAGGGTATGTCAGAACCCTTGCAAGAAGCAGCTGTCGAGGCACAAAACTATGTAAACCGCTTGACTGAGGCTTTCAAAAACGGCGGACTGTCGGAAATGATTGAAGAGGCAGGCTCTATTTTTGGAGAGCTTGCAGTAAAAGCGGCTGAGGCTGCACCTGAAATGCTGAATGCCGCTGTTGACTTTTTGCAGGCTTTTGTTGACGGTATAGCAAACAATGCCGATAAACTTGCAAAGTCTGCTGTTAATATAATTCAGACTTTAATAACAAGCGTTATCGAACACGCACATGACTTAATCAAAGCCGCAAAGGTTATTGTTTCGGAACTCGTTGATAATCTTAATAAGTTGTTGCCTAAAGAACTTCAAGCACCCGTTAAAGAGGCTGTAAACACTATTAAAAAGTCGTTTGAAAACGGCGGTCTTAAAAAGGCTATTGAAAGCGTGAAAAACATTGTAGTCAACTTAGGTAAGGCTTTTACAAATGTAGCAAAGGTAGTGTTACCGCCTTTGTCTAAAGCAATTGATTTTCTTGCTGATAATTCAGAGGTGCTGTTAGGTGTAATAACTTCTGTATACGCAGCATTCAAATCATATTCGATAATATCAACAGTTACAGCATTGCTTACTACCCATACGGCAGCGGTAACCGCAGAAAGTCTTGCTGAGGCAGCTGCACTAAATACTATAACCTTAAAACAAATAGCAGTAGGTGCATTAACAGGAGAGATTACACTTGCCACTGCGGCTCAATATGCGTGGAACTTAGCTATGAATCTGAATCCGATAGGCATAGTAATCACTGCAGTAGCCGCTCTTGCAGCAGGAATAGCAGCTTTGAATTTATGTGTTGAGCAAGAAACATCATCTGAGCAACTTCTTGCAGAATCGTATGAGGGAATAGCTGAAGCTTATGCTAATGTTGCTGATGGTGCAACAAATTATATTAACAGCCTTTCGCAGTCCGGAGATGCACTCGAAGGATTTAATGATGCTATCATTATTTCAAATGAAAGACAGTCTGAATTAACTCAAAAAATGGATGAAGTACAGACTGAAATTACGGAAATAGCTCGACACGCCAAAGAAGAACGAACAAGTCTGACTGAGGAAGAAATTCAAAGACTTGATGATTTATTCGCAAAGCAAAAGGAGCTTGCAGATGAACAGCTAAAGGTTCAGGAAGCTTATCAGGGTGTTGTTAAGGATATGGCTAAAGATTTAGCCGCAAACCACGATTTATCACTTGAAGAATATGAGGCTTATTCAAGTGAATATACTGCAACAGCAGAGCAAACGAGAGATGATACTGTTAAAGCTGCTGAACAACAAAAAATCAATTGGCTTGCAGAAAAAAGAGCTTTAATTGGTACTGATGAGCAATATACAGATGAATGGTATAACCAACAGCGAGAAGCCGCCAACAAAGACTATGATGCTGCAGTTGCCGAAGCTAATACACTTTGTTCCGAAACTCTTAAGATTTTACAAGATGGATATAAAGATAGAGCTGATGGTTTAAAAACTTATTCCGAAAATCAAAAAAAGTATAATGAAGATATTGCAAGAGAAAACAAAAGAAGTAACGACAACCTTGTAGCACTTGAGCAAGCTAAGCAGGCTGAAATTAAAAAAGAATATGATTCAGGCGGTTGCGATACATTACTTATTGAGCAAAAATATGACCAATTAATTGCAAATGAGTATTCGCAACATAATAAAAAATTGGCTGATATAAATGATAAATTCACAAAATCATTTGATACAAATCAACAGGAACAGCTTTCAACTTGGTTAGCTATGCTATCTCAAACAGAACTATACGGCGGCAAAATCTCAGATGAAGATAAAAAAGTTGTTGAAGATATTATTAACAATTATGACCAATTGCCTCCTGAATGCCAAGAGACTATGGATGAAGCTATGCAGGGAATGATTAACGGAATAAAAGAAAGATCACCTGAGCTATATGCAAGTGCTTCATCGGTCGCTGATAATATTCTTGCAATTTTCAAAAAGAAGTGGGATATACACTCTCCGTCCAAAGTGTTCCGCAAAATTTTTAAGTACACTCTTGAGGGTGGCGAAAACGGACTTGAAGATGAAGCACCAAAACTTTATAAGCAAGCCGATGATGTGGCGTCAAAATTTACCGAACGCTTGCAGTCGGGCGTGTCAGCTAACGGCTTGGTGTCGAAAATGCGTGCTGCCGTAGCAGAAGGTAAAAGCTTTGTAGCAGAACAGCTTACAGCTAATGTGGTGCATACGGTCGATATGCAAAATGCTGATAAACAAAAAGTAGTGCTACAAGGCAACATAGTAAATCATCTTGAGGTTGACGGCAGAGAGTTTGCAGTTGCAACAGCTCCGTATATGTCGGAGGAATTAGCATGGGAGGGTAACAATCTATGACAGAGATGTCCGTAAATAACATTGATATTTCTAATTACAGTGCAAGACTGCTTAGCTATGCTGTAAGCGGTACAACGCTTACAAATAATGTTTCAGCTAATACTAATCTTGTCAAAATGCCTGCACTGTATTCAACCGAATACGGAACAAGAACGCTGACTGTTACTCTTACATTCTTTCCTTGCTTGGACGGTTGTTCTGCAAAAGGAACAGAGATTACGGACAGATACGCAGCTGCGACCGATAATATTGCAAGGTTTGAGGCAGAACTAATCGGTAAAACAGTTGAAATAGCTTTGCCGGACGGATACATATACACTTCAATTGTTACTTCAATCTCCGCTGCTACATTTGACAGCAGCGGAGAACACGATGTTACATACATATTTATGGCTGTCCGTCACAAGCCGACAATCACCGCAACGGTTGCCCCAAACGGTAAAATATATTGTCAGTCAACTACTCCCTGTAAGTTTAAGCTTAAGGTGACATTACCCGAGCAAAGCTCATTGCTTTCAATTATGGGAATAGTTGTTATTAATATTTCGGCAAATACACCGTTAGTTCTTGACGGTGAGCTTGGTTTAATTACGCTCGGCGGAGTTAATAAGTTCCTTGACAGCACCTTAATTGATTTTCCTTTGCTTTATCCCGGAACTAATACAATAAGCTGTAATAATTCTCAGTCTGATATTCAGGTAATTTACACGCCTGTTTATGTGTGATTTAAGGGGTGTTTAAATGGTTTTAAAAATCTTTTACAACAATGATGTAAAGCTGTTTACAGATATTGACAGTACCTTTTGCGTTACAAAAACCTACGGCGGTATGATGAGCCTGCAATTTGACATATCGCCTAAGCACAGCTTGTATAAATATTTTGCTTTGGACGGTGAGGTTGAATACGATAATCAGAGATATTTGATTAAAAGTATTCACGAACGCAAAACGGTTTCAACGATTGTCTGCGAGCTTAATCTTGATGACCTTCGTGCAGATATGTTTACAAGCTTTAACAAGACTACAGAGAGCTTTCATAACATATGTACTGAAATACTTTCCAATACCGACTGGAGTGTTAAAAACGATACCCTTGTAAGCAAGCGTTGCAGCTTCGATCTTAGCGATGTAACTGTGCTTGATATTTTAAACCAATGTACCAATTCCACAAGCTACGGCAATGTGTATGAGTACAATACAAAGCAAAAAACGATAACTCTTATAAAGCCCGAAAACAACACCGAGCCGAAAGGAGTGTATTTTACCGACGAATTAAATCTCACAGACTTAAACTACAAAGGCAGCTCTTCAGGCTTGGTTACAAGACTGTATGCCTACGGCAAGGACGGCTTATCTATTGCAAGCGTTAATAACGGCTGTGAGTACATTGAAAATCACACCTACACAGACAAAGTAATCAGTTATGTTTGGCGTGATGAACGATACACAGACCCTCAGTCGCTTTTAGATGACGGTGTTGTCAAGCTTGCGAATATGGCTGAACCCGAGCAGTCATACACCTGTAAGGTTATCGACCTTGCCAAAGCTCAGCCGGAGATTTATAAGGAAATTCTATCCTACAGTCTGTATGATGTAGTAACTTTGGTTGACCGTAACCGCAACAGAAAAAGAAACTACCGGATAGTAGAGATTAAAGAATTTCCTGCAAATCCGCTGCTTAATACTGTTTCCCTATCTTCAATAGCGGCAAAGCTCACAGGTAAATTAACCACGATAAATAATCGCATTACAGAGCTTAACGCTCAACAGCTCCACGACCGCACAAAGGTAAATGAAATCAAGCAGGACTTAGACACCACCGTTCTCCATGTGTCGGAATCGTGGGCAAGCTCAGTCAATGAATCATTGTTTACCCAGACCGCCGAGGGACTTTTTCTTAAAGTCAACAAAGTTGTAGGCACTAATCGTTGGAGTACGCTTTTACAGCAATCGGCGGAAGATGTGCGAATTGCTTGGAACAACATATCCGAGTACATAAAGTTTGAAAATGCACAACTTAATATTTATAACACATCAGATAAAAAGCTGATGTCACTTAATCAGTATGGACAAGACTTTTATTACAATGATAATGAAGTCGGCTCGATTGGTACAAACTCATATTTAAACGATGACAGCAAACGAGGCTTAGCTTTTGACCTCAATTCAAATAGTGCGTATATGACATGGGCATATATGAGTTCTGACGATGCAGAAGCATTCACTATGAAACTAACATATACTGCTCAAAAGCTTTCTGACGATTACGAAAAAGACCAACTTCATACCGGGTGTGATCTTAATTTACATAACAATTATTTACGCAAAGCAGTTTTGAGCGATTGGAAATTTGAGGGCGGTTCTATTAGCGGAACTTTTAAAGGTTACTATGTTACATCGTTCAGAAGTGACGGTACAGCAAATACATGGAAAGAATTTACGCTGACATTTAAAAACGGTATTCTACAAAAAGCAACTTGGTAGGAGGTTATTATGAAATTTATCGCAGAAGAAAAAACAGTTTGTGAAAACGATAAGGATAAAGCTCCTGCTGAATCCGAAGTCATTTTTGCAGAAGAAACAGGAGGCAATGATGAATATACAGCATTACAAACTTAATTTAGACCTGCTCAAAAATACATCAACTCCGGTTTTATACAGTCATCAATTAGACAAAAAATCAAGATTTATTGATGTAACACTTACAGCTAATGATGCAGAAGTTACCCTTGACAGTACAATGACTGCTGTTCTTAACGCTACAACTAATAATGTTATAGTTGCAGAGTCTCAAAATTGCACAATATCAAATAATGTAATTGTTGTTGAGCTTACCGATAAAGTCTTATCTTTGCCGGGCGTGACTAAATGTGAGGTTGTGCTGTCTGACAGCAGCGGAGCTGTTATTACAGCACAGCATTTTATTGTTAAAATCACTGAAAAAGCTATTAACAGTAAGTCAAAATACGAAACGAACGGCGGTACACTCGCAACAAAAGATGACATAAACGCAGCAATCGAAAAAGTAAAAGATGAAGTACTTACAAAAGCGGACAAGGCGGATACTCTTGCCGGTTACGGAATTACCGATGCTTATGATAAAAAATATCTGGATAAGGCACTAAAGGACAAACTTAACAAAATGCCGTTTGATACTGTACCTGTGAAGAACAGTCCTAACTATGTAACGAGCGGCACATTATATAACTGTGTTAATACCCTTAATCAAAGTATTGCGGCGAAGTACGACCGCTCAAATTTCGAGAGCGGTACAGGAGAATTATCTCCTGCGCAGGCGATTTATGACGGCAACGAGGGCGGTTTTAACTATGTGAAAAACGGCAAGGTGGTTACGGTGTCGGTAAATATTACAAAACTTGTTGCGGATAAATCGTATATTCAGATGGCAGGCTTGCCTTTCCCTGCAAAAAACGAAAGTCGATTTTCGAGTATTGCTGTGTACTCAACTACAAATAAGCTGAGAAATATCCGTCTTGACGGCTCATGGCTTTACATCAGCTCGCCAACGGATAAATTTGCAGAGGACGAGAAAATCAATTTTACAATTACATATATAAGACAGTAGGAGGTAATTCTATGGAACTTAAAGAAAAAATCACACTCGATATGCTTACAAAAGACAGTGTAAGCGTATTAAGACAGAAGTTTGTTGTTATCGACGGCACAGAAATGCAGGTCGGCGGCAATGTTCGCAACGCTTACAAAAACTGTGATGAGGATAAGTCAATCTTAAAAGAACAGCTTTCAGAAGAATATTATAACGCTGTTATGGCTGTATGGGAGGTTTAATATATGTCAAAAATTACTTGTGTTGATATTTCAGAATTTAAGCAAGGCATTAATTTTAACAAAATGAAAAACGACGGTATAAAAGCGGTCATTATAAGAGCAGGCTACGGCAGAGAATCAAGTCAGAAAGACAGTATGTTTG